CCGGGCAAGCAATTGATTCGGCTCTTGGAACTCGTAACTCACGGATGGGTGTTGATACATCCATCGTTCAAACAGGGTTGCAAGGCCCTGTTGAATGAACTGGTTATATACCGGTTCAGCAGTGATGATACGAGGTCCCTTCGCCGTCTTAGGCACCGAAATCACCCGAGCGGGTGGTTCGGCACCAGGCGGATGCAGAACAAGGTCATCTCCTTCATACGAGAGGGAGTGAGCCAAGTGAAGAGTAGCGGAGAACCAAGCGTCAAGACGCTCGGACCACTCTCTGCTAGCCCACTTACCATTACTGGTAAGTTTCTGAGCTACTGCACCGGGTCCATGCTTCGATGTAGAAAGGAACTCGTTCTCATGAACGTATTTTTCCATTCGATCAAAGTGGGACCCCCACATCGACAGAGAGGTCTTCCTGAACTCGCGAACGAGTTCATGAGGGACCTCGACAGACGATATGGCTTCATCCGTCGAAACGTACGCAGCTATCGCTCGGTCAACCCGTTGCTGGGTCGGCAGCTCTTTCAGCTTGCCGTGCAGATTCGAAATCTGCCTGATCGCGAGTACTGCGTGCGGATCTGGGTACTCAAGCAGGATGCCGTTCTGGTCGAACACTCTACTGAAGGCGCCATGCAGAAAAGCAGGGCGCACATCATCCTTGCTCTTACGCTTGAAAGCGAAAGGGCTCGGATAATTCAGCTGACCCTCCTCAAGTCCTCTCTCGAGAAACTTGGAAAGGGTCGGAAGAGTCAGAGTGAGAAATTCATCTCCCTCTCGTTCGACTCGAGATCTCATTGTAGCGAGATCTCTCTGGGCATCACAGCCTAGCATGTGCAGCTGGTCTTCCAGCACACATGCGTGGAGATCAAACTGGCTTTTCAACTATCCTCCTTCAAAGGGGTATGGTTCCAGTTGCGATCTTGCAGGAACCAGGGTCTGACCGAAGTCAGACCCTGGTAGGGTAGTCACATCAACTACGTGACCGCACTGCCAAGGCAGTACCGATGGCGCCAACGACCAGACCAAGGCCTCCTGTCAAAGACATGAGGCTGAGGATAAGGACGGTGTCGTTCATCAGTTTTCGCCGGCGATCAGCTTGATGAGAGCTGCGTCGGACGATGCGGTCAGATGATTGATGAGAGCCTTCGTCAGATCCTTCTGCTCTGCAGCAGAGAATCCGGACGGAGGCACGTCCACCGTGAGGGTGACCGTCCCACTCGCAATGACGTTAGTCGACGAGATGAGAGGATCGGTGACCACCTTCGAGTAAGTGAGTCGCGCAATGTGACGCGAACGCTTGCCGTAGGCGGTCGAAACCTCGAGGTTGACCTTGGAATCGTAGTTGGAAAACTTTCCAACGTCCGATCCAGTGTTGACTCGCGGAAGCGAGACAGC